AACCTTCGAGGGTTTGAATTTGAAGGAAGTCGCCATTTACAATCACTTATAATTAATAACTTATTCATTTATTCTTAAGTAAAAAATAATAGTTTTAAGTTATAAAATATAGCTTAAAACTATATTTGTAATGCTATAAATCAATATGAATATATAAAAAATATTTTTATTTATTTGCACATAAAAAACGTACTATGAAATTTTTATATAATTTTTATTAATTTTTTTATATTGATTACTTTTTAAATTAAAAATATAATATAAAAAAATAATTTAATATAGATTTATTTTTTTTAAATTAAAAAAAATCTATTTCATATATTATATTAATATGGGAGGAGGTTTAATGCAACTCGTAGCTTATGGTGCTCAAGATGTTTATCTTACTGGTAATCCACAAATCACTTATTTTAAAGTCGTCTACAGACGCCACACTAACTTCTCGATCGAATGTATCGAACAACCCGTAGATAGTTCCAAATTCGGTGGAAGACAAACCGTTCAAATTCTTCGTAATGGAGATCTTGCAACTCGTATGTATTTACGTATGGTTCTCCCATCGATTACTGGTGATGAACTCCCCACATTTGGTGCAGATTTAGATACCGCTTACAATACCCGTATTGCTTGGGTTAGACGTGTTGGTCATGCCATGGTTAATACTCTTGAATTAACCATCGGTGGTAGTCAAATTGACAAACATTGGGGAACTTGGCTCGATGTCTGGTATGAACTTACCCACACCAATGAACAAGAAAAGGGTTACAATACCATGATTGGTGATGTTCCTGAATTAATTAACTTACACGGTGCCGTTACTGGTACTGCTACCGAAGTTATTCTTCCTGAATATACCCTTTATGTTCCCCTTCAATTCTGGTTTTGCAGAAATACTGGTCTCGCTCTCCCCTTAATCGCTCTTCAATACCATGAAGTCCGTCTTAATATTGAACTTTACCCTGTTTCTCAACTCCTTGTTTGGTCTGGTCCTGCACCCAGCACCAACAGTATTACTCTTGGTTCGTGTGGATTAATGGTAGATTATATCTATTTAGATAGTGAGGAACGTAGACGATTCGCTCAAGTTGGTCATGAATACCTCATTGAACAACTTCAATTTGGTGGGGCTGAAACCCTTGTTAGCTCTTCTAACAGCGGCACCCTCAATGTCAAACACAAGCTTGAATTTAACCACCCCACTAAAGAATTAGTCTGGGCTCCCGTAATTGGTGCATGGACCGATGGCAATACCTTCCTTACGTATACTGGTTTTGATGATGCCAGATCCTGGGAAATTGCCACTGATGAAGCAGCTACCAATGTTGCTGATGGTATGTTTTGCTTAGGAGACCCTGCAACTACTGGTTGGGTAGCTGTAACTGGTACTGCCGTTGTTGCTGCAAATACTGTTGCAACTTTCCTTGCGACAAATGCAACCCCTGGTCTTACTATTACAGTTGTTGTTCAAAATCCATCTGGTGTGACATCGGCGGCAATCCCCCTATATGTTAACCCCAATGTTCTTAGAACCTCGACTAACTCTTACCTATCGGCGAATATTAACAGTGTTGTTGTAACTGTAACTGTTGCCGATGCTACTCATTTTAATGCAGTTGTTGATGGTGTAGCGACTACAGTCACTGGTGCAACACCTGCTCTTCTCCCCTCTGGAAGTGTTGAAGTTAGATCGCATACTCTTTCCCTAACTGATGCATCCCTTCCTCTTAATACTGGTGATGTTACTGATAACCGTGCCTGTACTCTTGTTTCGGCTACCTCTGTCAGAGATGTCGTAGTTCAACTCCCCAACAACTATGGTCTCAGACTCGATGGTGCTGGAAACCTTGTTGCCAATGCCAAACTCCAACTCAATGGTCATGATCGTTTCTACGTACAAAATGGTTCGTACTTTAACTCGGTCCAACCTGCTCAACATCACACCAGAACCCCTGCTGATGGTATTAATGTATACTCGTTCGCTCTTCACCCCGAACAACATCAACCATCTGGTTCGGCAAATTTATCTCGTATCGATACAACCTTACTCGCTGTATCTTACCAAGATAGCTTAAGAGCTGCAACTGGTGTTCCTAAGATGAGCGTCTATACCAACACCAACGTATATATCTATGCATTCTCTTACAACGTTCTTAGAATTATGAGCGGCATGGGAGGGCTTGCGTACGCCAATTAGTGTGCTTTATTACATTTTTGTATATATTTATACGAATTATTCCTATCAAAATTTTATAACAAATATTATACCACAGATTATAACAAAGATTATACCAATAAAAATAAAAATATAAAATTTTAATAAATAATAAATTTATTAAAATAAAAAAAAATAATGTTTGATTTTTATTAAATATTTCACATAAAAAACGTATTATAAAAGTCTGTATAAAAAGTCTTATACAACAGTCTTATACAACAGTCTTATACAACAGTCTTATACAACAGTCTTATACAAAAGTCTTACAAAAGTCTTATTTATATTTTTATTTAGTATAATATTTTAAAATTATATAAAAATATAAAATATAGATTTAATATTTTTTTTAAATAAATTTTTTTCTATTTCATATATTATATTAATATGGGAGGAGGTTTAATGCAACTCGTAGCGTATGGTGCTCAAGATGTTTATCTTACTGGTAATCCACAAATCACTTATTTTAAAGTCGTCTACAGACGCCATACTAACTTCTCGATCGAATGTATCGAACAGCCAATTGATAATCCCAAATTTGGTGGAAGACAAACTGTTCAGGTTCTTCGTAATGGAGATCTTGCAACTCGTATGTATTTAAGAGCAGTTCTTCCTGCTATTACCGATTCAAATGTTGGTCCCTATTATGCTGATGATTATTACAATACTCGTGTTTCATGGGTCAGACGTATTGGTCATGCTTTAATTAATACTCTTGAATTAACCATCGGAGGTTCTCAGATTGATAAACATTGGGGAACATGGCTCGATGTCTGGTATGAACTTACCCATACCAATGAACAAGAAAGAGGGTACAATGCAATGATTGGTGATGTTCCTTCATTAGTTATTCCTCAAGGACTTGTTTCGGCGACAACTCCTCAAATTGTTTTACCCGAATATACTCTATATATTCCTCTTCAATTTTGGTTCTGTAGAAATACTGGTTTAGCTCTCCCTCTAATTGCTCTTCAATATCACGAAGTTCGTCTTAATATTGAATTAGAAAATGTTGCTAATCTCTTAATTCAATCTGGAGCGAATACTCTCATTACAAACAATCTTTATTTAGGTAGTGTTGGTTTAATGGTTGATTATGTTTATTTAGATAGCGAAGAACGTAGACGATTTGCTCAAGTTGGTCACGAATATCTTATTGAACAACTTCAATTTGGTGGGGCTGAAACTCTTGTCGCTTCTCAAGCTTCTGGAACGGTCAATCAAAAACACACCTTAAATTTTAATCACCCTACTAAAGAAATTGTATGGGCACCTGTTCTCGGAACCTGGACTAATAATTCATTTCTTACATATTCTGGTTCTGATTCTCAATGGGGTTCGGCGGTTGATTATGCAGCTGAGAATATTGCGGATGGTATGTTTATACTTGCTGACCCAACTATCCCTCCCGCTGCATTAGTTGCAAATGGTTGGGTAAATCTTGTATTACCCGCTGTTGCTGCCAATTCATCTGCATATGTTACACCAACGAATACTCCCGCAGGTTATACTGTAACGGTACTAGTTAATAATACTGGAACTCAACTTACGCAAACTGGAACTGATAAATCGGGTCTTTGGATGAATACTAGTGTTCTTGGTAATAATGGAACATATCTTTGCACATATATTGAAAATATTCTTGTAACTTTAGATGTAGCAGGTGCAGCTGGTCCTAATAATTGGGATGGTAGCACTGAATCTTATGCAACTCGTGGAGCAAATGGTGTAACTGCTGTTTCTGCAGTACTTGGTGCTACTCCTAAACTTTTACCAATGAGTAAAGCAAAGGTTGTGTCTCACAATCTATCCCTTACTGATGTATCTATCCCCGTTGTTGAATTAAATGATGCTAGAGCTTATCTCTATGTTGCTGGTGCTGCAAATGTCAGAGATGTTATTGTCAACCAACCTTACAATTATGGTTTAAGACTTGATGGAACTGGAAATCTTGTTCAAACTGCTCAACTCAAACTTAATGGTCATGATAGATTTTCTGTTCAAAATGGTGCTTATTTTAACTATGTACAACCTGCTCAACATCATACCAGAACCCCTGCTGATGGTATTAATGTATATTCGTTCTCTCTTCACCCCGAACAACATCAACCATCTGGGTCTGCCAATTTGTCCCGTATCGATACAACTATATTAGCTGTAACTTACTCGGATGCTCTTCGTGCAAATAAATCACTCAAGTTAAAAGTATTTACTGGTACCCTTGTATATATCTTTGCATTCTCATACAATGTTCTTAGAATAATGAGCGGCATGGGAGGGCTCGCGTACGCCAATTAGTGCGTTATGCTACATTTTGTATGCAATTTTATACAATTTTTATACAAAAAATATAAATCATTCTATTGATTTAATTAATTAAAATTTTTTATTTATTGAAATATAAATAAAAATTGATAATAATTACTATATAAATATATGTATATATACAAATATAAATACACAATATGAGTATAGTTAAATTAAAAAATATCGATGATAAAAGATCACAAATATATATTAAATTAAATAAATTATTATTCAAAGAAAATTCTCACTTAAGTAAAAATAGTGCAATTAAAGGTGCATGGAGTACATTAAAAGAATATATATTACCTAATGCTGATAAATTAAAAATACTTTCGTCGCATCCAGGGCATTTTGTTATCCAAGGATGTAATACTGGGTCATTAAAAAATCCACATTGGCTGGTCGAAGATGCTGAGAAGATTCAATATTATATGATGTATGTAAATAATCAAACATATACGATGTTTGCAAAGGAAGATTATAAAGAAATAATTAATCCAGATAAAGATAGTTTTTGTTCATGGAATTTTCATAAAATAATTGGATATGTTGCAACTAAATGTTATCCAGATAAAAATAATACTATGCATTATTTACATACAATTATTTGTTCAAAATATGATAAAAAAAATTCAACAAATACAGATTTATCAGTCGACCATATAAATCGTAATAAATTAGATAACAGATTTAATAATTTAAGATTTGCAACTCAATCTGAACAAAATCAAAATCAAGATAAAAGGCGAAGACAAAAAACAGCAAAAGATCTACCCGCAGATATCAAACAAAGTGATTTACCAAAATTTGTTGTATATTATTCTGAAAAATATGGTCCGAATAAAGAACATTCAAGAGAATGGTTTAATATAGAAAAACATCCCAATTTAATTAAAAAAAGATGGTCTACTACAAAATCAAATAAAATTACTATCATAAATAAATTACAAAGTGTTAAATCTAAAATAGAAGAATTAGATAAATTAACTAAAATAAATTAAAAATTATAACATTTTATATTAAACTTTGACATAATATGAAATTCTCAATTTATCATGCAGAGGCTTGATAAATCGGACATTTATATTATGCTATAAATATGAAATTCTCAATTTATCATGCAGAGGCTTGATAAATCGGACACTCTTTAATCTGAATATCAGTTAAATCTGAATTACTGTTTGATTTAAAATTAATTAAATTAGGTAAATTACTTAAATTAATATTTTTTATTTTATAACTATGAGTAATACTGAGTGTTTCTAATAATTTCATCTTATCTAGATTATCAACTTGTGTAATCCACGAACATTCTCGAATAATAAGAGATTTTAGATTTGGGATATTCAAATCATCAAGATTTGTTAAATTCATTGAATGTAAAGTTAATTCTTCCAACATTGAATATTTCGATAATTCTCTAAAATTACAATTCGTGATGAGTCTGCAACCTTTTAGTGAAAGTTTTTTTATATGAGGAGGTAAGTCTTCAAGAGATGTTATTCGATATAAATTATTAATATATAATTCTTCTAAATTTACCATTTTAGATAAATTTAGTTTATTAATTTCCAGATAAGTCAAACTCAATCTTTGTAAATTAGCTAATAATTGTAAACATCCTAAATCATTAATCTTTATCGTAGGTATATATGTCTGGTCTAAATTTAGACTGTATAATGATAAGGTTAGATTATCTGATTTAGATAACCTCATATTATATATTTCTGGAAAAACACTAGGAGAAACTAGAACTAATTCATTTAATATATAAGTTCGATGTTTGACATTTAACGATGAAGCTAATACCCTTATAATATCGCTCGATGAATATACATAAGAAGATTTTGCATCGTTTACAAATGTAGTATATTGTAAAGGATTTTCATAAATAGCTGCAATTAATTTATCCATGATAATAGTTTATCAAATTTATATCAGCGAATTAAATTATATATTATATATTTATTCAATTATAAATATATTAATATATTTATTTGATTATAAATATATAATATATTTATTTGATTATCAAACCTATATATAAATCAATTTTTTATGTACATAAATAAATAATACACCTAATAAAATATATTGGAATAATAATATAAATGAAAAATAAATAAAATAAAAAATAAATAAAATAAAAAATATATATTTTTTACACCTTTGCACATTTAAAACGCCGATTTTTATGGATATAATTATCATAAAATATTTAATTTATCTATTAATTTAATCTGTTTAATTCCTGTTGGTCTCCATACAACACCTTCTTGCCTCCAATTTCTAAACCATTCAGATAAAAATATTAATTCTTTTGACCAATTTTTACCATATTTTTCTATAATATTTTTTTGAATTATATTTTCATCTCCATAAATATGAAGTAATGCTTGTGTATTTCCAAATATTTGTTTATGTAAGTTTGGACATATTATAATACCGTCGTGATTTTTTTTAATTTGTTTCCAATCTAATAGATTGTGAATTTTTATCTTTGAATCTAAATATTTATATTTATTAATAAATTTAATAAAATCTTTCAAACTTGTTATTTTTAATACAGACTTATTAAATTGTAATTCATAAATATATGAATAATGAGTACTTTTTTCTTTTTCAAAATATTTTATTCCGCACGAAACATATAATCCAACTGGATGATAATATAAATTTGTATTACCACTATATGTCGTTCCTTTTTGTGATGTATCAATTAATGTTAATAATGGTTTCATAGACAAATGATAATAGCCATCGACATTATTTTCTTTAATAATATTTTTTATTTTTATGTAATTTTCCTTTTCTATATTCATAAGTTTAATTTTACTAATTATTTTATAATGATGGTTATTAGCTAATAGTTCACTATCTTCAACATAAACAATTGAATTTAAAAATACATCAATCACAAATTTTCCCATATTATTATATATATAATATAAATATTATATGCAAATATAAAATCGGCGTTTTAAATGTGCAAAGGTGTAATACAAATTTATTATTATTCATTGTTGTTTGTTGCTTGTTACTTGTTGCTTGTTATATGATAACCAAACTTTAATTTATATTAAATATAATTGTTTAAAAATCAATTTTTGATAGCAAATTATCACATTTTGATTATAAATTTAAAATATCATTAAATAGTATTTTTAGAATTTTATATTAATTTTTTATTGATATATTCCATAAATAACTCTTTTTGCTCAGACGAATTTTAATAGTTATGTTTTCGATATTGATACGATATTTAGTAAATGCATAATGTCTGTTAAACACATGATGTGTCCATCGACATTCACATCGATTACCAAATTCATCTGGACACGCAACTAAGGCACCATTACAATATGTGTCTATTGGAATATCATCTTGTAAATCGTCTGGATTAACTACAGAACGCATTTGTGCTATAGCTAATGTCCAATCTTTTTCGACCCCTTCAAACATATAATGGTCGTCATTATATAACGTATCTTTCCGTTTAAAAGCGAAATATGCAACCATGTCATCGTCATCACTTGTAAATAGTAGTGCCAAAATCATATCCCATAATTCTTCTGGCAAAATATGTAAAGCATCGTGCATTAACATATAACGCAGTTTTTCTTTATTCTGTTTTTGTAGTTGTCGTAGTTCTGCAAATCGCATG